GACGCTCAACCCACCACCAAGCGGGCTGCACTTTACTACGAGCTCGTCAGCGGGAATCTCGACAGTTCGTTGGCCGCCAACCACGAACGTGACGCCTTCGAGAAAATTGAGCTCGTCCCTTGCGACCCCGATGGCGTTGCTTCGAAGACGCCGCGCATGATCCAGGCTACAAAAACGCCTACGTGCCAGCTCTTCTTTGCTTGGGAGTCGCAACACATGGCTCGACTCATGAAACGCGCCGTCGTGGGTTGGGCGGCCGGCACTAACCCGCTGCCCAAGTTCATCAACGCCAGTGGGCTGGACGGCCGACAAATCGGCGCCGTCCATCACCACTTGATTGAACGCGGGTACGTCCCAGTCGAGTCCGACTATGCCCGCTTCGACGCCACGCAGGGCTTGGGAACCATCGCCGTCACGATCGCGGCTTTCTCTTCCGCACTTGGGTCGCTGACCCAATTTGCCATCGATTTTCTTATCGGTGGTGCTCGCACAAAAGGCAGTGCGAGATTTTGGGCGTACATGACTATCGCCACCCGCCGCAGTGGTGACCCGCACACTTCCGTGGCGAATGCGATACTCAATTTCCTCGCCACCGCGTACAGCATGGCACGTACACAGTTTGCTAACAATAGTGACTACTACGTGCTTGTTAACGGTGACGACAACGTGACGTACATTCTCCCGAATTCTGCGTTCACTGCCCACGACTTCTCTGTAGAGTTAGCGCGCAACAATAAGCGCCTCGGATTTAACAGTGAAGTCGCCCTCGTCGAGGACCCCTGTTTTCCAAACGGAGTTCGTACGGGGTTTTGCAGCGCCATCTTTGTCCCTATGATCATCGATGGTGTTGCCACGCACATGTTGTGTGCCGATATTCGGCGCGTCATGTGCAAAATGGGGTTCTCTCTCGATGACCGTTCACCGACCAAGGCTGCTGCCTTGCTTCGCAACACGATACTCGGATTGAGCTATTTTCGCGCTTTACCCCTCGCGAGCGCCTTCTGGGACGCCTTTCTTTGCTCGCCTGAGCAAGCATTGGCCGGGTCAGCCGACTCGTATACGCCCTGGAAACACGCACCCCTGGCTGATTACCAGCCGTCCGAAGCCACCTGGACGGCCTATTGTTCGGTCTTAGGCATCGGGCGCCAAGCTGTCGGCGAATTGTCAGCATGGCTCATCGGAGCCCTTCGGGAGCAGACGCCGTGTCTAAAAGTGATAAGGCATCCGCTACTCGATCAGATAAGCTTGCACTGGATGGAACCCAGTGACGAGTGCGTGTTGCTCACGCACCGTTTTTCCGATTACGTGTTCGGAGATGGTGGGCGCCCCGCCAATGAAAATCATGGCGCCATAGCGAAGTATGTCTTTGACGTACCATATGCCTCGGCAGCAGCCAGCGCGTTTGACAGCGTTCAAACCCCCTGTGCTGATTCCGCGGCAATGAACCCAAACCACCAAACCTCCCAATGCCTTCACGTAAGACACACGCTCGCAAGCAGCGTCGCCCCGGATCGGCTAAAAGATCCAAAAAGCACGCCAGATTTAGTGCTCAAAAATCAAGTCGAGTGCACAAGAGTGCACGAGGCAAACCCAGCCGCAAGTCAACGTTCGGAGCCATCCTCGATGGCGCCGAGACTGTCGCTGGATTCTTGCCGGGTGCGATCAAAGGGATCCGCTCAATAACTGGCCTCGCAAAAGAGGCCAGCTTCGCCACGCCAGCATCATTTGCTAGCGTGCGCAATAATGCCACACAGATGGCCCCATCTATGGCAATTACCCACCCCACGCTTGGGGTGGCCGGGGTGCGAAAAATCGGCGTGCAACCACTATGTGGAGTGTACGTCAGTGGCAGCGGAGTTTCGCCCGCTTTCTTCAGGCCTGAGATACCTGCAGTCACATCGGCCAACAACATTCTCATGAACCCCATTCTCTTGGGAGGCCCCCTATCTGTGGAAGCTTACTTATACGACAAGTTTGTTTTTCGCAAGTTCGCGGTCAAGTTCACCACGTTTGTTGAAAC